GATAAAAAACCAAATTATTTACACACTGATATGGGCAGTCAGTTCACTAGTTTTGGCTTTGAAAATTTGTTAAAGCGACATAAAATTGATCATTCGTATTCAAAACTAGGACATCCATATGATAATGCCAAAATTGAAAGTTTTCACTCCCTATTAAAGCGTGAAATGATTTATCAATTCCGGTTTCCATCGATTGCACATCTAATTTTAGATGTGTCCAAGTATATTCACTGGTTCAACAACGAAAGAATCAGTCTTGCCAATCCAAAAATAAAAGTTGCCTAATCAGTTCAGCCCTAGATAAAAAATAGTCCGAATTATTGACTTATGAGCAAGCTGATTCAGCCAAAAATGCAACTCTGTTATTAGGGTCTGCCTTACCTGTAATAGTGAAGCCACCCTTACTATCGGATGGCATTCCAAGCACAGCCATTTTGATTTCATTTGGCAACGCATTGATAGTAAGCACTGATTGAGCATTACCCTTACCAGCTGACTTGTAACCTAATTTGTTGTTACCGAAAACATCAGTAGTAGAACCAGTCAAATTCGTTAGTGCAACAGAAGCAACACCGAATGAATTATCAATTGTTACATCAAAAATACCAGTTTTATCTGCTGTTGCCTTATCTGTGTATTTGAAGATTCCGTTAGCGCCGGTTAAAACGCCACCTTTCTTATCTACTAGCGCTAGTTTAGCGCCCGCAATTCCTAATGACATATATTATTTCTCCTTTATAACTTTGTTCCGTGTAACTTGAATAGTTTGATAATCCTGTGCAGTATCTGGGTCGGTTTGACGACCATTAATATCATTGACCGTATAACCATTTGCAGTTAAGAACTTCATCAGTTCAATCTCTACATCGTCATAATCCAAATCACTATCCAATGAATAATAAATTTGAATAACGACATTCTGCTCGATAGTATTAAACGTATCGTTACCATAACTACCAAGATTACTGTATGCGTCCCTAATTAAAAGAGATGTCTGATTAGCAGGCACCTCTTCTGGGATTAACTTAGGATAAATACCATCAGCCCAAGTCACGTGTTCTTTTATTAAATTAAAGGTATCCATTATTACTGTCATGAATTACCTCGTTTCTTTTCTTGTATCTTTTTTAGCACTTTCGATTGTGCTTCTAAAACTTCTTTTTGCGATTTATCTCTGGCATTGTCAATGAAACTATCTCCTTGAATAAATCGTGTACCATCATTCAGGAAGCGTGCGATACGAGCATGATTAGCCTCCTTTTTAGTGAATCCAACCGCTGTACTACCGTCTACCTTAGTTCCATCTAAATTACCAACATCTACGCTATCAGCCAAGTGTTTCATTTTACCAACTTTACGATTAGCGTTGTAGTGGCCCGCATCCTTTGTTGCTTGTTTTAGGTTTTTAGCAAGTACATCTGCACCCGCTTGTGTAATTTCTTCACGTTCTTCAATCGTCAAGTTAACAACACCGCCTATTTCTTGCAACATTTCATCAAGTTGTTCAGATAAATCAGCCATTTTTAACCACCTTTTGTAAGGTTATGAGGTCAACAGTATCACGCCCAAACGACTTATCGGGACTGATATTGTAGATACTATAAATAGTGTCTTTAATCTTAACGTTTAGTGTTTTTACTACTGAATCATCATGGCGAATAGCAATCAATATTGTTTCAGTGCTGTTTTTGCCAGCAAATGTGTACTGCTGCGTTAAGTTTTGTGTTCGATAACCAAACCATCTTGAAAATGATGCCACAAATCCTTTTATGGCGTTACCATTTTTAGGATTATATCCAGTTGTGCCATCTACACCAAATTCAGCACGTTCGTTAAATTCAAGTGGGTTTATCGCCATCGAACGCCCCCTTTTCTGCTAAATAATCAGCATAATTACCTCGCAATTGAGCAATAATGGAATTAGTAGCTAAATCAACTGGAAAGGCTTGAACTAATGATAATGATGTCCTAAACGTATAATATCCACTTGCTAAAGCGATGGTAGCTACATCTATAAGCGAAGAAATATTATCATCGGCATAAAATTTAACGTCATCAGTACCAATAGCGTTTTTAATGTAATTGGTCGCTGCTAAGATATATCCATTTAACAAATCATCATCAACAGCAGAGTCAACTCGCAGAGATATTTTTAAACTATCTAAAGTTACTGTCATGCAACCTCCTAACACCCGCCCACTTTCGTGTACTGTTTATTTCCTAAGCGAGTAAGTTTAATTACTTGCCAGCCGTAAAGTTAGCCGTTTGGTCAGCGATTGCCTTAAATGAACCGGCAACAAACGCTTCCTTATCCGTTGCTACAACATCAAAGCGATCAATCACACGAATCTTAGTCAAGTCCTTTTCAAAAGCACCGGCACCAATGTTCGTTGACAACAAAGACAATTGTTCACGGTCAAACAATGTGGCAGCTTGCTTTAAGTCACCAAAATACAATGGGTGCGAACCTAATACATCTGGCAACCAACGATCAGCCACAACTTTAACTTGCTTACCATCGATAACTTTTACATCTGACTGTGTAGGGTCTGGTTGTAGCAAATAGTTTCCCATTGCATCCTTTACCTTATTCAAAACAGCCAATCCAGATACGTTAGTCAAGAAGAATGACGTAGTTGCAACGGCAGGGTCAACGGCAGTTGATACCATGTCCTTAACATCATCAAACTTGGCAATGGTTGGCTTTTTAGGTGCGGCGTTCATTACCGCAATAATAGCCTTGTTACGAGTAACAACAACCTTCTTAGCAATCCATGACGACAACCATGCCAAAATATTTTCAGCCGTGTCCTTCAAAAGTGTATTGGTTACAGTTGAAATACCAGCATAGCGCTTGATTAGGTACTTAACGATTAATAACTTAGGGTCATCGTTATCTCCAATAGCCGCATCATCTGCATCCAAGTTGGCCAATGGTGTAACATCAGACCATTTCTCGTATACGCGTGAACCTGACAAAGTTGATACTGATTCAACATTGACATATTGTTCCAAGGCATCATATTGGCGAACAAGCGTGTGAATAGCTGTTTGAATATCTTGTGGAATAGTCAAACCAATAGCGTTACCGCCCGTATCAGTGCTTGAATTAATTTGATTAACCACGGTTGGTACACCTTTAATCATGCCCTTAAAATTATCAACGAACTTTTTCTTCAAGTCGTTTTCTTTTGGTGTCAACTTGGCAGCTGGCTCGACATCGTCATCGACAATGTTTTCGGCTTGTGCTTGTACCAAGTTTTCGTGTGCTAAGTCACGCTTAGCAATCGCATTTGTAATTTTTGTTTGGATATCAGCAACATCTTCTGCAGAAGTAGCATCATCATCAACCATGAGCTGCGCTTTGTTTTGCAAATCAGAGACTTTTTGCCCTAAATTCACCCATTTTTCGTTCAAATCGTTAATATTTACTGCCATATTGGTTATTTCTCCTTGTCTTTTCCCAATAAAATAGCCAACTTACTTTGCTTTAAATCGCTAGTAGGTTGACTTTCGTTAGTAGTATTTTCTAGTTTTGCAGTCTTCTCGGACTTGTTCAGTAGATTAAGTAGCTTGTTAACGGCTGATTTAGGCACAATATTAGCTGTTGTGTTGGAAAATGCCGCTTGTTTTTCGTCAACAAACATGATTTCATCAGCAAAACCCTTATCAACGGCTTCCTGAGCGCCAATCCATGTCTCTTGAGCCATCATATTAAGCAAGTCGCCCTGTGGCATACCTGTTTTTGATTCATAGGCACTGGCAATCGACTTATCAATGCCATCCAGTACATTAATTTCACGAGCTAGATCATCTTTGTTACCGCCTCCATAACTAGCTGCTTGATGAATCATAAGTTGAGCAGTTGGCGAAATATTAACTTTGTTTCCAGCCATGGCAATGACGCTTGCAGCACTGGCTGCCAAGCCTTGAATGTTAACCGTTACATTAGCCTTAGATTGGCGTAACATAGTGTAAATTTCACTAGCAGAAAATACATCTCCACCGTTTGAAGCAACATTTACTTCAACGTCATCGTCATCATCTACATCATTTAGGATTTGAGCAACCGCACTTGGTGATGCACTAGGAATTCCAAAGAAACTATAAAACGCGGCAGTTTCATCATCAACGACCGTGCCTTTAATATCAATTGTTTTGGTCAATATCTTCACTCCTTTCTGTATTTGTTTCAGGAATATCTGGCATGTCAGGTGGCAGATACCCTGTATTTTTGAGCAACCACTTTGCTTCAGCAGCTGTCAGTGTGTTACTTTGCTTAAATGTGTTTATATTTGTGGTGTAATCATCGTTTACTGGGTCAATAGCTGGTTTAATGTCGATATCAACCGAAGATGATTGCTTATTTGATAATTCGCTGGTAATAGAACGTCCAAACCTCATTAAGGCTTTGGCGTAATCACCGCCTATCATTTTTAACGAGCTTTGTTGGTCACCTTGTCCGTTTAAAACTGAATCAGGTATGCCATAGGCTTTTGCAATTTGTTTTGAAGTCCAATCTGTTTGAGCAAGTAATTTGGATACATCCCCTTTAATTTCAAGCGGTGTATAGGTTTCTAGCTTATCAATTACGACTGGACCGCCATTGGAATTATTGATCTGGTTCATGAATTGCCGTGACAAAGCAGATTTATGCTTGGCTTGCATTAATCCACCACCGTCAACTTCCAAAATACCAGGCGTCAATACGGACTTTGCTAAAGCATTGATAGTTAGTTTGTTAGATGAGTCTTTAATTTTTAACTCACTAGCCAACGACCTTAGTGGACTAATTCCGGTTGCACCGCCGTTTTGACTTAGCAACCTAAAATGAATCATGTCACTTGAAGGTATGCTTTGCTTGATACCGACTAACGGCGAATCAAAGGTAGCATTATAATACAACCCAGAATAATCATCTAATGGAAATACACTAACTTGACTAGGTCTCAAATATTCCCATCTGATATCTATTCCGTTGCGATTACGCCAACGATATACAAAGGCTTCACCACCCAACAATAGTTGAGCATACACCGCTTGCCAAAAGCTATGTCCGTTCGTCCAAGTCGTTGGATTATTCAACATACTCTGATTCTGCGAATTATCAGTAATTAACTTTGATGAAGCTAAATCTGCGCTTAATTGAAAAACGGTAGAGTAAATGTCTGAATTTCGTAATGCAACATCTGCACTCACATAGTCATCTTTACCTACCGGATTCAAAAAGTTCACAATTTCAGGATCATCAAAATTAATTTCGTTACCACCACCCACATCTAAGCTGTTTAGAAAGTGCGGGCTAAATAATGGCAAGATTAATCACCTCCTTTCAGTGTGCTATTAGCAATCATTTCAGTGACTAATCCTGTAACAGCAAATGAAATAGCTAGCGTAACGCCACCCGCTATTTCATTTAAGCTAAACATTGCCCAATTAATCGTAATCAACGCTGCTAAATAACATAACAAGTCAAATATTCGCCAAATAAACGGCAATAGTTGTTTAAAAATCATAGTTCGTCTCCCATCAATCCGGCTTCATCACTAAGTAGCCAGTCTAGTTTCTGCTGTGGTGTCATTCGTTCAATCTGCTTTTCAGGGTCATTCACATCTGAATAATCTTCAAAATGTATCATCCCCTGATACAAGGCATCAATAATAGCATCGACAACATCAATTTTTAGCGTTGCTTTTGCTTTATCTACCTGAATACCTATCTTGTCTTCAATGACTTGTGCGTTCAACAGCGCTTTTTCCATTATTTTGTCATCAAGCCTTGTAATTGAACTCTCAACAAAGGCTGACTGTAAGAACTTGGTAGGGTCTTTCAATTCACTAGTCCGCTGTCTAATGGCCATCAAGTTCCAAGATGTGTTTAATTCGAGCTGTTTAATTGCTGGTGTTGCACCCCATGCATCGTAACCAAAAAAGACAACTTCTAATCGGTTGTCTTCTACGTAATTTAATAACCATTGATAAACTTGATCATCATTTATTAGTCCTTGTGGGTGTGAGGTGATTGTACAATAACCTTTCTTAGCCAATTCACGGTAATTGATACCATCTTGCTTTTCTTTAGCTTCAATACTTCCTGCTTTTTCCCAAGGAATAAAAGAATGCTGTTCCACATGCCAGTGCTTTTCGCCTTTACTGTCCATGTATGGATAAACAAATGCGATAGCTGTATTATCACTAAACATTGAGTAATCGTAACCTATGTAAACTTGCTTGCCATAAATTTCAAACCTAGCAGTAATTGCACGCTCAACATCTGATAACTTTAAAAATGATGCTTGAGATACTTGTAGGTAGATATTCATCGTTTTGTTTTGAAACTCTGCAATTTTACCTTTAGCGGCTAATGTTTCACGTAAATTAGTAATGCCTTTCGTGATACTAGCTTTCTTGTCCGGCAGTCCGATTAACGGGTTTGATTTTTCCCATGTACTTGGTTCAAACATTTCGTTTTCACTGTCTTGTGACCACACTAGCCACAGCGAATTGTCATATTCTCTGCTCCAATCTTTTTCCATTGACTCAACACCACGTTTTAAATCATTGAAAAATTCAGTATTCAGAAATTCATAGGCTGTTGATATCTTAATAAATTGGTGATTTTTGACGTCTGTTTGTCCAGTAATAATTCTTGAAGTATACTTACCAGCTTTTTCATCACCAGCCTCATCATAAATAGCGCTAGTAAAGTGATATCCATCAAATTTACCCGATTCATTTGATATTTTAACTAATCGGTTGTTGGGTTTCTTAGCTACAATTTTACGTTCTTGTGCTTCTATAACTCTAGCAGAAGCCATTTTCTTGAATGCCTTATTATTGTTAATCAAATCAGTAATCATATATTTAACGTAACCATACAATTTATCAATCTGATCAGAACTATTACTGGCTACTAGATAATCTTGGTTGCCAAGTGTTGCACCCTCAATTAGAAACGAATAAGCAGAAATAATAGCTGCAAAATATGTTTTACCTTGTTTTCGAGCAACGCTAATATCTGCTTCAGTATAACGTTTGTCACCACTACTATCTCGCCACCCATTAAGCTGTGATAATATAAATTCTTCCCAAGCCATTAATGGCAGAGGTTTACCAGCATCTACATCGGGACATAATGAAGCAAAATATAAAATTGCTTTAACTTGTTTGAGGTCATAATGATACGGAAATCCAGGGTCTTTATTTTCTGAACGCATTAAGTCTCTCACGTGCCGTAGTGAAGCTAGTTTAATTTTATAGCCAGCTATTTGTTCGCCATCTAAAACTCTGAAAGCATATCTTGTACCGCTATCCTGATACTTTTTTCTGATTTCACTATAATCATCAAGCTGATAAGCTCCCAAAACGTCTTTTGATTGTGTTAAATCAATTTTTTTCATCAAGCGCCACCCAATACTTTCATCATGTCATCTATTTCTGCTTGGTCATCATCTTCATCATCAACTGTTATAGATAATAGTTCAATACGACCGCGTGGTGTCATTCCTAATGCATCACATGCAGAACGTAAATTCTTACTTGCTTTATCAATATCAGACACAGCAGGGTTTGGCTTGATTAAACCACCATCAGTTAAATACTGTGTACCATTCTCTTTTATTGATTCATAAGACAATCTCATGATTTGGTAGTTAATGCATAGTGATTCAACTATTGTTCTATCTAATTTTTGAACATCGTACTGCTCGATTAGCATCGGAACAATACGTCTCCACAAATATCTAGCCGTCCCACCCAAGTATTCAGGTGGACTAGCTGATAAATTGTTATTTTTCATTTAATCCTCCATTTCTAGGGTGGGTTTAGGGGGTACTTTTCTAAACAAAGAATCCTAATATACCAGTACATCTACTCCCAAAAAGAACCAGAAAAAACTTTTGAAAATTGGCGTGTGATGTAAGATGACGGTATGTGTGTGCTCTCCTGTCTGACCGAATAGGGCGGGGGTATTTTGCATTTTAAACTCTGTTTGGTATAAACACACGTAAGCTCTTTAAAACGTCTTAGAAACGATTTTAAAGCTGTATTTCATCAAATCTTTATAGATAATGCTCGTTCAGCAGCCGGTGTGTCAAATATGCGATCACTAACTGCGCTTTGATATTTACCAGATTCAGTCGTTTCTATAATGAACACGGTTCTTCCGAAGAAACCTAAGTCCTTTGATACAGCTTTTATGTTCTTTCCCTTGAAATCATAACTAAAGTCATAGTTTTCAGGCTCACTCAACAGCTCTGCTCGCTCAACAATAATAAAGGTTCCGTCATGAAGAACTATGATGTCTTTGTCGGGATTATCTTTTTCAAACATGGTAGTTTCTTTAATGTTCTGATTGATGATTGCATGTTCCTTGTTCGATTTGATAACCTTTAACTTGTCTAACTCAGTTTGATTCATGGACATTACCGCGTTTAACTTATTGACGTAATCGTTCAATTCAGAAACCATGCCCTCGTAATCGTTTGTATCTTTAATTTCCATTGTTCTATCCTTTCATCAACTTATTAATCATAGCTATACTTCTAACAGGACTAACATGCTTCAACTGATTGTCTTTACCAGTACCATAGTATGATTGTTCCCACTTGGTCTTTAATGTATGACATCTACTACACGTCACTGCAAGATTTTCTATGCTAGCACCATCGTTAGGAAATAGTTCCAATGGTCGTACGTGATCTACTGTCTTGCCTTGCTTGACTACACCATCACACTTACAGTATTGACACAAGTAATGTTGCTCATCTAACACTCGTTGCCTTAGGTTAACCCATTGTTTTGTCCGGTAGAAGTTATACTGAACACGCTTGTTGTCATCACGATTGCGTGTCACTGTATTGTATCTGTGTGTTGCTTGCTTATCTCTTGGAACATACACACGTTCTTGGTCTGCATGCTTAGCACAGTAATGCTTTGGCAACTCAACCATGTTAAAACAACCATTAGCTTTACAACGTCTGACTCTTGCCATAACCAACTATTCCTGCATTGTTTCTAAACATATCCGTTGCAATATCTTTAATCTCAAACTTATCGTAGTCAACATTAGGCACAGACGTTGGTTCGTTAATAGCACCAAATGCCTTTTGTATCTTTTTGTATGCTGTTTTGGTAGATTCTCCAAACGAAGAAAATAGGTTACCAATAGCAGCCACACCAACTAAAGAATTATGTCTACTGTGCAAATACATTTCATGTATTGCTCTACTTAACTGTTTATGTCTTGGGTGTCCTTGTTGCATATCATTCTCCTAAACGTGCCACTCGGCAACTAACTTGTCGCTATCATATTCAAGTGCATATAGTTCTTTCTTGGATAACGTCCAACCGTTCATAATCTCGTACTTATCATTGGGCTTAACTGTTCCAAGTTGTCGGCTAATCACACCACCCTCATCAACTATCTTTTCCTTGTGGAAGTGACCTTTATGGATTTCACGACTGTGGGATAACGACCAGACACCACCAAACTCATTAGCAAATAGCATAGGCAAGTTCTTAGGTGCTAAATCACCATGAGCTAACATGATACCCACGTTATCCAATAAATAAGCATCACGGAACTGGATATTGTTCTTGATAACGGCTTGTGGGTACTTGGCTTTCAAATACTCCATGAACATGTATTCCATGTTGCCCGAATGATTGCCAGCCATTTGTTTGATGTGAAGTGTTGTACTGTTTTTCAATGAAGCAGTTACTAACACATCAAAGAACTGTTTAGCGTCCTCAACGGCTTGTACCATGTCGACTTCATCTAACATAGTTCCTCGCATAGTTTGTGATGACCACATTTGACTAGAATGAAACAAATCACCTAGCTGTTCTATAACGATTGTTTTGTATCCTTTGTTTAAGATACCTAACAGCTTATCTAAGTGACTTTTAACATCTTCTAGTGTTGTTATACCAAAATGCATATCAGGAAGCGGTACGACTAAATTATGAGCATTGTGTGATGTTTGTTTTACTTTATATGGGATAATATCCTTTTTAAACAACTTAGCAATATCTTGTGGCGTTAATTCATCATCTAGCTTGGGCTTAACTGTAATCTTAGATTGGCATAGGTCAATCAAACCATTCTCTTGGCTATTCTGTTGCCAGAAATTACTTTTAGCAGAGACAATATCCCAGTCTTCTGGATCAAAGCCGTGTGCTCGCAAGACAAAGTCAACGTCCTTTGCTTTTTCACGATTCATGTTTTCAATGGTGGTTGTTGATGTTGTACTGCCGTCCTTGTTGATGACAATTTCAGTGCCACGTTTCACATCTTTGACTTTGTTCGTATTCTTTTTCAATTTGTCATATCTACTGCTAGTATGTCCTGTTGATAAGTATCGTGAAACAGTCCGTCTACTTAAATTGACACCAAATTCATCAAACAACTTTTGAGCTATTTTGCTAGATGACAACCCTTGCTTACCTAACTCCGTAACTCTATTTTTATGTTCATCAGTCCATTTGATATTGGCCATCACTGCCACTTCCTATCATCATAAAAGGCATCTTTGCGCTTGTCTGTATTCGACTTGCGTTTAGATGCCTTCTTGTGTTTCTTATTATATTTTTGTTGCTTGTCTAGCCTGCGGTAGATGTTTAATTCATCATCACTAGCGACAAGCCCATAATCGCTATCTATTTTCATAGTTTCTCTTTTCAATAAAAAAGCACCCGTTAAGGTGCGTGTATATCACATATGTAAAACAGGTCGATTTCGACCTGTTTATAACTCTGTTGATAAACCTATTACTATGGCGTTTGTGCATTTGCAACCATCATTTTTGATGGCCTAAACTATGTACGCAATCGCAGGCAAGCGACTGCTATTAAGTTGTGCGGACGTACCGCAATGGAAATAAAGAGAATCGAACTCTTAACCTCTGCCGTGCAAAGACAGCGCTCTCCCAATTGAGCTATACTCCCGAAATGATAGATATTCCAACCTATCGTATTTTTACATACACAGTGGCTTTTTCCGAAGCGTGTGTAACGTTGCTTTTAATGGATGAGCAATAACCCTGTTTCAAATTATCTCATGATACAAATATAGCACCGTTTTTATGCATAAAAAGTCAGAAAACAGCTTGCAATATACATCTGTCTATAATACAGCGCCTAGAATATGTTTAACCTCTGAACGCCATGCCTTAGCCGTGCTTTCGGATATGTGAAACTGCTGTGCTACCTTTACCCACGTTATAGACTTGCTTGCATAATAATACGCAACTACTTTCTGCTTGTCTGGCTCAAACGTGGCTATCCAGCTCTTAATATCTTCTTTTTGTTTGATGAGACTGTTAAGGTATCTGTCCTGTTCAATATGTATCAACATGTCATCAACTGGACGTGTATGTTTATTCTGTGCTCGACCACCTCCAATATTTTCATCAACTTCTTGACTGTCATACCGTATCGTTTCTATACGCTGTTTAATTCTTAAATTGAGACGACCAGAGAAGTAGTCTCTCAAAATGCTATCTACTCTATCCGCCATGTCTCCCTTTCTACTTAACTGGTATTGCCCTTCCAAATTTAAACAGCTTCAACTGTTGTGGTGTCTCTTTACTCAATTTATTCATGACTTCTTGTGCGTCAATCTGATTGCCATAAGTTGTACCAGATGTTTCCCACTCGTCATTATCTGTCTTGCGGAAACCCAAGATGTACACTTGTTTTTCTATTACTTTCATTTGTTTGTCTATCCCTTAATAAATACTCGTCAAGAACTCGGACAACACTTTTCAGATTAAATTATGTCCTTTTCATCTACAATTTGATAATCAACCATTGCATAAGTTGGAATTCCTCTTTCATACGGTATCATTTTCCAAAATCCGTCTTCAAATTCTACAACGTAAACATCTGTGTTTTCAAACTCCTCAAACACAAACTCTTGGTCATAATATGGTACATAAGGATCGTATGTTTCACCTTTTGGCAAACGAAAAATTTCATCGACAAGGTGATGTGTTCCATCGGCAAACCGAGCCTCTTTATTTGTTATATAGTCCATTTTTCCATCGTTCAGTATTGTTATTTCTAGTCTTCCACTCTTTACTAATTTATTGTCCCGTAATTTTTTTGTTGTATATTCTGTCATTTCCGACCTCCATAATATTTCAATACAATATAAGTAACTGCGACCATTGCTGACAATAACATGCCAAGCTCAATCGCATGCTGTAAGTTATGTCATATTTCAATCATTGACTGTCCTCCACTGGTAACTGCACCGCTTCTGTTAGTGGGTTAGTCCATTTTTCAGCTTGGTCTTTGGTGTCAAATTGTTGAGCTTCATCTTTGAACGGAGCCATTTCATAATATTCAATGCTATAAATATTGCCTTGTGTTAAATAAAGATAACCGCTTTCAGAAATTCCAAAATCCATATCTGGTTGATATTGTTGCTTACTTCTCACAAACCACTTCATAGGGTGTAACTGTTCTACTGGTTCAGTCATCACTTATCTCCTCCGTGTAAAAACTCATGAATATCATTGCCGATGTCATCAGGACTGATACGGTCGGTGTCCTCCAATAAATCTGCGTTTTCGTGAATGTTGCCAATGACTTCCCAATCGCTTGCTTCAATGTCTGAAACGGGATTAAATTTGCCACCATAGAACTCAACTACATATATGTTCGCTCCAAACGTTTTTACAATATCCCCCTCATAAATTTCAACACCGTTTTTGTCTTTGAGACCTGTGTATTGTTCGATAACATCTCCAACAGAATGATAGATTGTAGTTGTGTTGCTACCAATGCCTTCCGTTGCTTCAAAGCCCATTCCAAGATTTTGTTTACCACTGTTCATATCAATTGTTCTATATTCGTGCAATACACTGTTCCATGCTCTAAACTTAATCTCTCGCATAACTATTCGCTCCATTCTTAAAATCCGTATACAACCAAAGCGCTTGGAAAAGGTGCTGTATTCATTGGTCGTCCATCTAATTCAAATTTCAAACGTCACTTAATAAACTTAACTGTCGCCTTATCCTGAATGTACTCATGCCAATACTTTGTATCAGTTCTCGATGGTATCAACATCACGATAAATCTATCTTGATTGCGCAAATGTTCTTCGTACGCTTTTTTGATAAACTCGCCGATATGTCGTCCATAGGGTGGGTTCATAAACACATTGCCAGCCCATTTTTGTTTTAGCGCATTATCGTCTTCTGTAAAATAAGTATCAACTTTATGATTTGTATCGCTCGCACAGGCATCTAAATTAAACTTGAATTTTCTATTCAACTTATCAAAGTAATCTTTAGGAGTTTCCCAAGACATGCTATCGGAACAAACCACCTATTCCGCTAAATAAATCTAAAAATTTCATCTCATCACACTTTCCACAACTTGCCCATTGCTGATACGATAACCAGCTGAATAGGCAATCTTTTTAATCGTGTTCACGCTGATCATAAAATACTGTGCAAGCACGTCAATTTCAGTAATGTTACTTCTGACTAACGCCTTTAATCTGCGCTTGCGTTCTGATGTACGTTTCCGTTCGGATTGCGCGCGTGTATCAAAACAATTTGTAAACGCCCCTGAAACTGCTGCTTGCTTATTGATACGTTTAATTGACTGTCTTTTATATTCTTCGATTGTCATATTATTACTCTCCCACTCTTTATTTCGTAGCCAGTTGCTTTGGCATACCCATAGACAGCCGTAGTGGAACAACCTATTTTATCGGCGATTAATTGAACGTTATTTTCACCTTGTTCAACCAACGCAATAAATTGACCATTGCGCTGTTTTTTTATCTCCGATGGTGGAACAGGCTTACTTACTACCCCGTTGCTGGCTAACACTCTTCTTTTAGCGTATATCTGTGGTATCGTCTTATCTAATTTCGCAGATATTTCATCAATTCCATAACCGTCACTTAACATAGTTATTAAAGCTTGGGTTTTGTTTTCACTCCAAAAACGGTCGCTTTCCTCCCCTCCTGCTGTTTCAGGTTTTACCTGTTTTTGCATCCATGTGCAAGCTTCATCGAATCCTCGTTGCCTTTCCACGACACAAAATTCTGTCGCATAGTTTGTCATTTTATTCACCTACCAACATTACTTTTCTTGCCACCTGTTACAATAATTTCTGTCTTAACATGATGTGTCTTTTTAAATTCATATAAATATTCCTTAGCTTCACGCTCTGTATCAAAAGCTCTCCAGAAATCATCATTCACATAAATGCTGTAATATGTTTTCATTGCTATACTTCCTTAATCTCAATTCTTAGATACGGCTTAGGCGTGAATATCTTTCTCGCTCTGCCGTCAACAATAAATCTGTCATCAGCTATGATTAGCTTGTTAAGCCTGTCTTGCGTTGACTTTGTTAAGTTATCCCAATCGCCTTTGTTTTGCTCTGTCGGGTAAATCTCATGGCTCAAAGCACTTTGTATCTTTTTCTTGCTCCATGACTTAGTTGGTGCAAAACCAAAGATGTAGTCAGCCTTGATTGGGACTTCACCATACTTTTTAAAGGCCTTATCCTTGATGATTTCGGCACGTAGTCGATACTCAAGCTCTTGAATATAGGCTTTTTCTCTAGCACCCTTAAACACTTGACGTGTCTTTGGATTAAACCGCGACTGGTTGTGTGGCGCTGGGTCTCCTGACAATTCACTTTCAAAAATAAATATCGTCATGCTTTCCTTTCTGCTCATTTGCTCTTATTCGCACCAAAATGCCTGTTTGTGACTTGCAAACATCAGTTTGGCATAATTACACTAAAACTACTTTTAATCGATTAAATCACTTTATATTCAGTCCGTGTGCCAATGCTATTTTTCCGTCAATCTTGATGCCGTTCAGGTGGTACTTGTTCATAAATGACTGAATGCCTATCTTATGTTGCTCTTGATGGTGTTCACGGCACAGGCTCATTGCTCGCAATCCTAAATGGTTTATCTTCTGACGATTACCGCCGTTAGCACCCACACTATCAACGTGTGCCAAGTCGGCATGAGACTTACCGCAAACTACACAGCGCTTGTCTAGCAAACATCTGTACTCCCACCGTGCAATTTCTTGTGGCTCTAACTCGTTCAACGGCTTCACACTCAAAGCAATGTCGTGTATCGCTGCGTAATCTAGCAACATGTTGATGAACTGGTTTGTATCTGTCTTAGTACCTTTAGCAGCACTCAAACTAAATTCTCCAAAGTCTAAGCTGTTGTAATACTCATACATTGCATAGAAGTGCTGTTTAACCGTTTCGGGAGTTTCAATCCAGTAGCCACCAACTTGCGACCACCAGATGTCATGCAACAATGCAAACGCAAACTTTCGCTGTTGCGCTGACACACCGTTTTCATCACTCGCTATTAATGACACCGCCTGTTGCTGTCCGCTGGCGTGATACTTCTCTAGCGTGTGGATATCTTCATCGCTCAACTGCAACGTGATTAGACCTTTGTTTGGGTCAACCTTATTCAGTTTTGCGAATAGCTCCGTCATTTACCAAACCGTACTTCCTTGTGATTCGTTCACCCAATCTGTCATCATGCTGTACTTTTTGTTGAAGGCTAGTTGAATCGTGCCACGCTTACCGTTTCTGTTCTTAGCGATAATAAATTCAACTGTTGATATTTCATCATCATCAGGTTGTTCTTCACCTTCGTTGCGGTAGTAATCATCTCGATACAAGAAAGCCACATTGTCTGCGTCCTGTTCGATTGAACCGCTGTCTCGCAAATCAGATAACAGTGGGCGTTTGTCTGTCCGCTGTTCAACGCCACGATTAAGCTGTGCTAGTGCTACGATTGGTGCATCTACTTCCTTGCTTAACACTTTCAGTCCACGACTGATTTTAGAGACCTCATTCACACGATTGCTGTTGCGCTCGTTGCCTGTTTCAATCAAACCTAGATAATCAATCATCGCCATGCCTAACTCTCCTTGCTGACGTTGTAAGCGCAGAACACGGCTTCTAATATCATCAAAACTTTGAATAGGTGTGTCATCAAACCAGATAGGCAGCTTTGACATCTTGTCAGTTGCAAATGTTAATCTGCCAATTTCGTTTTCGTCCAAGTTGCCATCACGTATCTTTTCTGATGAGATATTGCTCTCTTTAGCAAACATACGCTTGACTAACATTTCATTATTCATCTCTAGTGAGATAATCAGGACTGGCTTGTTTGTTCGCTTAGCACTTTCTTCTGCCATGTTCAAAGCAAATGCCGTCTTACCCATTGCTGGTCTAGCACCAATAATTGTGAGTGAGCCTTTTAGCAAACCACCAATGTATTTATCAATCGTCTTGAATCCGGTTGTAATACCAGCAATACCACCGTTTTCTTTCACAGATAGAATGCTATCTAGCGTTGGGTTCAAAACCTCATCAATCTTTTTAGTTGTGTTTGAACTAACATCAACGTCACCGTTTAAGAATGTTGATAGATCACTTTTGACTGCTTCAACATCATCACCACTTGCTAGATTCTGCATCACTTGTTGTGCTTTAAGATACAGATTGCGTTTCTTAGCTAGTGAGTGAATCATCTTAGCTTTTTGAATAGCGTTGTTAGCACTTAGACCACGTTGCGCAACACTTGATACAAAACTAATGTCTACACCAGCTTGGCTAATTGAGATTGGGTTTACCTCGTCACCGTTGTTAGCTATCTCGTTAATGACACTAAATGTTTGCTTAGCTTCCTGATTGTTGAAGTCATCAGCTTTCATCTGTGAGGCAACATCAGCTAACAGACCTTGAATATCATTTGACAACATCAAGTCGCCAAGAAACGATAACTCTAATTCTTCGTTATTCATGACTATCAACAACCTGTTTTAACCTTTCGTAGGTTTCATCATCACCAGCAACCAACAATTCCCAAACGTCATTATTTTTTAGATCAGGCGTATCTCGCAAAAATACTGGTGTTCTAACAAAACCAAATTTGTCACTGTAAATTGACAAGACTTTTTCGTACTGCTCCTGTCTGTGCGCTAATAACTCTTTTTCTTCAACCACCTGTTGTTTTTCTGCATCAGACTGCTTTTTAGCTTCACTGGTTGCTGTGTCTTTTTTACGCTTGTTTTCAACTGCTTCAATAGACACTAAGGTAAACAACTTTCTTTGATACCAGTTCTTAGTAATACCCCAGACATAAGCTGGTCTGTTATTGCCTTGATTAACTGCTATCTCTATTGCTTTTGATATGACTTTAGTTGCTTCGCTATAATTACTTTCATCAGCAAAGTCTTTGAGTTCATCGGAGATATTTTGAGAGAGAATACCACCGACAGACCCAAAACCATTGTTTTCAAACATAGCCACTATGTGAGAATATGATTTTTGTTTTGTATCTGTCTCTAGTTCTATCTCTATGTTCTTACTCTTACTCTGTCTCTTACTGTTGTTACTGTTTGTTACATCGGTGTTACTTTGTAACGCTTTTTGTTCTTTCTGACGTTTTCTAAATTCTCTAACTCTGCGTGCTGAGCCTGTTTCAGAACCTGTTAAATCAGGCGTAGCCACTAAGTAAATATCCTCATTCAAATCTGGATGTGTAATCAATTTTTTAGCTTCCAAGTAAGCCAGTAACGCACGAACATCTTCAACATTTTCATTTAGCATAAGAGCCAATTCTTCGGCTATGTCACTACCGGCACCTTGAAAGTAAATCGTGCCATTTGTATCAGCACTTTTAACCAACATTTCTAAGTAAATTATTGTGTATGTGTCACCACCGGCCATGCGACGAAGCAATTTGATATATGGATCTGTAAAGAAATCTTGTCTGATTTTTATCCAAAAATAATTCTTTTCTTCCGCCATGTATCACCTCTTAGAAAGGTAAATCTTCATCACTGATTTCAGTGTTTGAATTGCCGTTGAATGGGTTGAAACCAGTTTGTTGTGTTTTGTTATTTTGTGGTTGTGCTGTTTCATTTTGGGACTGTGACTTGCTTTCCAATAGATCGAAGTTATCTGCAACCAACTCATTTACATAAACACGTTGTCCATCGTTGTTCTCGTAGTTTCTAACTTGCCATGAGCCACTCAAACCGACTTGTGAGCCTTTGTGTGTGAAGTTTGCAAAGTTCTCAACCGGCTTGCCCCACATTGCAAAGTTAATAAAGTCTGTTTCACGTTCGCCATTAGCGTTCTTGAACTTTCGTGTAACGGCGATTGTGCCACTACCAACAGCCTTGCCTGACTGTGTATAGCGAACTTCAACATCTTTTGTTAGTCGTCCTGTTAAATTAACTTGGTTCATTTGTTTTCTCCTCTAACTGATTCATCTTTAATTTATATGCGTCTAAAATTGCGTGACCTTGACCGTACTGCTTAGCTTCCTTTGCTATCTGCAACACTTGTTCTTTTGAAATTGCATTCATAATTTCAGAATTAAAATCTCGTGACTTGACTTCCTCTTTCTTTTTGAAAGCTTGTTGTTCAAGTTCTAACTCATCAACATCAATATCAGCAATTCCAAACAGTCCCTGTAATGCATACTTTCGTGAGTAACTGCTAACGGCTCCAGTCCACTGTGGCTCACTCATTTGCTTTCTCTCGCCTTTTTGAGTGTTTAACACTGGAACATCTGCCAACTCTGCAAACGCACGGCTACTACGCTTATCTGTGCCGTCTGTTACCTCTGCAATGGATTGGATAAAGATACGATTTGCAACCGTCACAATCTCATCATTCAAAGCAATTTCCCAACCACTATCTAAAGTCTTGAACGTTTGCAAAATCTGTTCTGCACTACGATACGTGTACTTAACTTGTTGACCTGCTTGTTTCTTCAAATTCATGTGGTTTTGCAGCTCAACGAACGTCATTTTATTACTCATACTTCACCCGCTTTTGCGTGTCATAGACCACGACTTTGTCTAGATCATCTTGAATCTTTTCACCAAATAAATCTTTTAGTTGTTTTGGTGATTTAACTTCTACAGATTCCCAACCATGCTTTTTGACAAATGCCTTTTTAATTTTTTCGTCATCCTTCGCCAGTGACTGTGTTTTGCTTTCGCCATAAGTGATGTGTTTGAACTGTGAGCCATCACCTAACCGCCCTTTAAGTTCCTTGTCAACATTGGAAATACCAACTTTCAAGTGCTTAATAAGATAGACTAAGTCTTCCAATTGCTCGTTTGTCAATCCTTGTAACTGTTCTTTGTCATTCAAAAGACTAAGACCAAAGTTTTGTCCGAAGTCATCAATGATTGTTATTTCGTTTGCCATGCTTAATCTCCCCAATCAATATCATCTAATTCGTGCATCTCAACCGTGATAAGGCAGCCGCTGTAATTTTCCAAGTAGTCTGCTAAATCGGTGTCTAGCACATAATCGCCATGCTTGTCTTCTGGTTTCAGAAAGAATACACGCTCGGCATTGTTTGCTTTTGCAACCTCTGATGGTGTCATCTCTCCAAATGGATAAACACTCAAAGTTGGTTTATCATCATAGTTGAAGTTGTCACGGTCAACTTGTTCGTTACGTTGCGTAACGTCCTTTACGTATGTTTGATTCATCTAACATCACTCCTTGAACATCAAATCATCATATCGTTTACTTGCTTCTTTTCTTAGTTGAGCGTTACCAATCCACTCCTTAAACTCTTCAAAGCTATGCCACTTAAATTCAGGATTTCGTTCAATTTCTTTGTCCGCCCACTCTTGTGCCGTCTGTACCAAAATTTCACCCATAAGCACTTGGTTCTCTTCTTCTTTTGGAGAATAAGTTTTTCCATAGATCAGATTTCAGTGTTTGAATTGCCTTAAAATCAAATTTATTGGTTGAATTGCGCTTGTAAGTTAGTTCTATTTTGTTCATTGCTATTTTCCTCTAGTTGTAATTAACGTATCTTTCTGACGGCTTTTTCATACCTCCAACAAAATGTACCATATAGACATCTTGTGGTTTTTTCATACTATCAATAAAACCTCCCATATATACGTCTTGTGATTTGTTCATATGTCCAACAAAATTTCGCATATATTCATCTTGTGGTTTGTTCATATGTCCAACAAAGTCGCTCATGTATGCATATTGTGATTTGCGCATACCATTAACAAAACTTTGCATATATATATCTACCTTATTCATCAGCCCACCCCACTAGATATTGCGGTGTTACGTTGAAGTAGTCAGCTAATAGTTCCCATGTTTCGATTTTGGGTTGTTGTATATTGTTCTCGTATTTTGAGAGCGTTGTGAAATTAATCCCTGTTCCGAGTTCCATATGTTTTAAAGTTAATCCACGTTCTAATCTCAACTCTTTCAATCTATTCATCTAACATCAATCCTTCCGACCAGATAATCAATTGAGACTTTGAAATAATCAGCTAAATCAATCAGTATTGAAACACGTGGTTCGCGCTCTCCTGATTCGTATCTAGCTAATGTTCGTATCGTTACCAACATGTCATCTGCTAATTCTTGTTGCGTCACGTTGCGCTCTTTACGAAGCTCACGTAATCTATCCATTTGCTTTTACCTCGTTTCTTGCTATAATCGAGATATAAATTTCTTGCGAATAATTTATATCCAGCGCTTTAACTGTTTCAGCAGTTAGGCGCTTTTTTATTTAACCCGCATGTACTTGTTGCTACCATCTGTGCCACCCATACGTTCCAAGCGGTGCTTATTACGTTGATGTTCACGTTCCTGTGACTCACCTTGCATCATGCCACCTATGAACACTACGCCTAGCACGATTGCTACTGCTATTACTTGTAAAAACCACATATTCATCTACCTCCAAATCCACGTATTGAACGAGCAATTTGTTGTTGATTTTCATGACGTAATTCTTTGTCAAAGTCGGCCATAGACCGTTTCAAATCTTCGTGTGATTCAATGAACTCGTCTAACCAACTTGCATATCTAACCTGTTGATTTTCCATATTGCTTACCTTCCTGACTTCTTATCGAAGTACCATACTAATGCTCGTCCGTCCCAAACCTTCTTGCGTGGTGTATCTAAGATTGGTTTAGGAAAATTATTATCACTGCGGAAATGCTTGTTGAACGTTTCTGACGTGATGCCTTTTAGTTCAATTTGAATTTCTTTTTGCAAATAATTCTTAGTTGCGTCAAATGACATTTGTTTGCCTCCTTAAATGTCCTGAATATCTAACAACTGTCTAACCTTTGCACGAACCTCGCGAGACTGTTTGTTGATGGCGTATGTGTTGATTGCCAAACTCAATACCGCTTCAGTAACGCCAACCGCACTCGCTAAATCTCGTTGTGTCATCTCACGGTCAAACAGTTCATCTTTGACGCGCTTTTTGAACATTTTTGCAGCGTCTACAATCATTTGTTCTGTCATATAATCTCCTTTCCTACAAAACTTAGTAAGTTTCATATAATTAGTTGTAAGTTTGCTTTACATTATGGAAGTTTCATAATATAATGGCAGTATAAACAAGCATAAACAAAGGGCTACTAACCTTATCAGACCGCCAAGAAAGATAAATTTGTAGGTGTTTTGTTTTGCTTAAAACTTAGTAACTAACTTACAAGAATTAGTATAACTGGAAGTTTTGTAATCATCAACACCAAAACGGGAAGTTTCATAATTTTTGTGCTTTTAAAAAAGGTAAACCCTATAATGACACTATATGAGCGCACAACTAAATTATCAAAACAACGAGGATATTCATTAAAAAATCTAGCAATTAAGGCAGGATTAGCTGAAAATTCTATATATGATTGGAAAAAATCTACACCAAAAGCAGATAACCTCCAAAAAGTCGCAGACGTACTCCACGTATCAACCGACTACCTATTAGGACGTACTGATGAGATGAATGCAACAACTGTTGAGACTGTTAAAAAAGCCGATATAGATGATGATGAACTATTATTATCATTTCAAGGTAAAGACGTTACGCCTGAATACCGTGACGCAATTATTGCTATTTTGCGCACTATGCCTGACCGTGATAAAGATGGCAACATTATTTAAGGTGGCTCTATGTATCAAGATTTATATGAAACCAACTGCAAAGCCGTACAAGACGTTTCCGAAGTTCTAAACGATAAAATAGCAGAATTAAAAATAACAGTAATATCTATGCCCTCTGATTCTTCAGATTCTGATATGTCTAACATTAATAAAAGAGTCATCATTTTTAATCCAAACTTTGAAACAAGCTTCAGTGTTCCGTTTCGAATTGCTCATGAAATGTCACATATTCTTTATGGGAGCAGCTCTAAAACGTACACGTTCAGCCCCTTGTCTAAAAAGACGGAAGAAATAGAAGCAAATATAAACGGCATACAGATACTCGCTGATATATTTTTTGGAGATTATTACTCGACAACACAACGATGGGAATATCGATATAGATTTATAGAACTGTTTGATTTACAACCAATTACTCATCTAGTAGAGAGATGTTTATAAATTTATGTGCTAGGCAACCACATTAAACCGCTCGGGAGATTAGTTATGTTTTTGATTGGAATTTTTGGGATTATTGCGCTAATTTACATGGCTGTCAAAGGCCTGTGGAGTTTAATCCCGTGGTTAATACTAGCCGTTGTCATTACTAGCGCGATTGGGTTTGTTTTAGATCATTGGGTTGTTAGTTTAATAATCGCGTTTTTTGCATTTGCAGCCTTCGGTTATTATTTAGAGAAAAAAGAAACGAAAGAAAAAGTGATTGAAAAAGACCTGAATATGCTACGCTCAGAACAATTGCTTAAAGAAGTTGATGAGATAAGAAAGGGCGATACGTCAGAGACAAGTGTCGACGAAATTTCTAAACCAGAAAAAACCGAAATTTTAGTAAATAACACATCTTCTGAAATGAAAAACGATGTTATTACTAATGTTAAACCTCCGATACATGGCAACGACTTATTTTATGATTACATAATTTTTGATATTGAAACAACGGGGCTCAACAAACAAAACGATGATGTTATTCAGCTTTCGGCTTTAAAAGTAATTAACGATAAAATTGTAGATAAGTTAAACACATTCGTAAAGCCTAAAATTGTTATACCTGAAAAAATAACATATTTAACCGGTATTAAAAATGATGATGTTTATGACGCTCCGAATATAGATGAAGTAATCAATAAATTTTCAACATTCATAGAAGACTTACCCCTGATTGGTCACAATATAATAAAATTTGATTTACCATTCTTATCAGAAAAAGGTTTAGTTATTAACGGAAATAGTGTTATAGATACCGTCCCTATGTCTACCTTCAAACTTCCAAATTTAAAAAATCATCGTTTACCAACATTAAAAAAATATTTTGGTATAGACAACTTATCCCATAACGCTTTAAACGATTGCGAAACTAATTGGATTGTATATAAAAAATTACGAGACAACGAACTACAGCAAGTCGAGATTAATCAAGTTATCATTGATGATAGATTAAGCGGAATAAGGTTTAGCATTACCGGACAATTTATAGATACAAGTCGCGATGAAATTATAAAGTCAATCACAGAACACGGCGGTAAGTATACAAAAGGTATTTCTGGTAAAACAAACTATCTTATTGTTGGTAAACAAATCGATGAGAGGTCAATCACGAAAGACCACAGTAAGACAGAATTGAAAGCCCAAGAAATGATAAATAATGGGTCGAGTTTGGAAATTATCAATCTAGGAGAGTATAAACAATTAATATCATAAAAAAGTAAAATTACCCAAAACGTTATTAACATTCTGCTTATAAGGAGACATAGATGAAAAATGTTTATTTTATAAAAAATCCAGATTTTCCGAATATATCAGAACTGAAGTCAAGAATTTCTAAATACGGCTTTCAAGTTGTCAACGCATCTGCTAGAGAAATAGATTTTATGGTTGTTGATAACATAAAATATAATCAGCAAATACAGACAAGAATATCCAAAATTGAAAGCGAACACTCTGTAATAAAAATTACAACAGAAGAATTTTTAAAGAAATTTGGCTTTCAACCAGATGAAAGATTCATAAACTGGCAGCAATACCCAAGTTTCAACCCTTGGACTGGAGAAGAAGTGAAAATATGGAATGATAAAATTGTTGATTTAAATTTTGAAAAATAAAAAAAGCACACCCCACTCGCTAAAGTAAAAGGTGTGCTAAACGTAAACGCACGGGGCGTTCTATTAGATTATAACAGATATAAGCCCCCTTTTTAAAGGAGGTTTTTTATATGGCATCATTCTATAAACGTGGTACAAACTGGACTGCTAGTGTTTCAATTAAAGTAGACGGTTCATTTAAGAAAAAAACGAAGTCTGGTTTTAAAACAAAACGTGAAGCAACAAATTGGGCTATCGAAATGGAAAACAAGAAAATAAATGATACACTTTCAAAAAGAGATGGTATTATAGCTGAGATGTTTGACGAGTGGTATGCGATTTTTAAGGAACCTCTTTTAGAAACGCAGACTAAAGGTTGGTATAGGCTGGTTTCCAAAATACTTAGAAAAGAATGGCCGGACCGAAAGTTATCAGAAATTAATTCTTCTGACTTTCAAAAGATGGTAAATGAATATGGTAAAAACCACGTCAGATCATCAGTTGCTCACGTCAAAAACATACTGAGTTCATTTATCAAATACGCGGTTGATGAAGATTTCATCAATAAAGATTTTTCAAGAAATATTAAAGTTTTCTCCTCAAAAAGCAGTAAAGACAAAGATTTGAAGTTTTTAGAAAATGATGAACTTGAAATGCTTATTAAAGAAATTGAGAATAGCGCTGCTGTAACTTCTCATATGATTTTACTGGCTATTTATTCCGGTGCTCGTTATTCAGAAGTGGCAGCATTAACAAGAAATGACTTTAATTTTACAAATAACACAATTAATATCAATAAGTCCTGGCAAGCTAATGATCAAAACTTCAAAGCCACGAAAACTAAAACTTCAAATAGGATAATTGACCTACCACCTGTTTTCATGAAATTAGTGCGACAATGGACGTTTGGTAAAAAGTACGCCTTTGAGAGTATAACAGGTCTACCGCCCACTAATGCAGCCGTAAATAAGCAATTAAGACGCTACTTGAAAAAGAATGACAGTAAACTAATAACTTTTCATGGATTACGTCACACTCATGCCAGTTTCTTGCTTTCACAAGATATCGCAATTCAATACGTTAGTGAAAGATTAGGTCATGCTGATGTAAATATTACATTGAGTACCTACGCTCACTTGTTAGATAAAAAGCGCACTTTAGAAACAAATAAGACCTTGACTGCACTTAGTAATTTGTAG